AGGTTGATGATTTAGTACAAGTTGCTGAATATAAAGGTCAGTTAGGAACTACAGATTACGGAAACTTCTTGATTGAAGTTGCAACGAAATACAATGATGCTTTATTAGTAGTTGAAAATAATAATGTAGGTTGGGCAACAATACAAACTATTATAGACAGAGATTATAAAAATCTATTCTATCAATCAAAAGATTTAAAATATGTCGATGTACAACATCAAATAACAAATAGATATAGAGCACAAGATAGACAAATGGTTGCTGGTTTTGGAACAACAATGAAAACAAAACCTTTAGTTATTGCTAAAATGGAAGAATATACAAGAGAAAAATTAGTTAAAATCAATTCGAATAGACTTATTGATGAATTATTTGTTTATATTTACAATAATTCAAAAACAGAAGCTATGGAAGGTTATAATGATGATTTAGTTATGTCTTATGCAATAGCTTTGTGGGTTAGAGATACAGCATTAAGAATACAAACAGATAAAAACAACCAACAATGGGCTACGATGAACTCAATGTTAGGTGCAAATGGTAATGATAAAGAAGACCACAGTGCAGGATTCAAAAAAGGTGCACCAACAATGCCGAAGAAGAATCCATTTGAGATGGATGTAAATGGTGGTAAAGAAAATTTAGAATGGTTATTAAAATAAAAGAGGTAAAAAATGGCAGATAATGAAAATATATTAACGAGATTAGGGAAACTATTTCAATCTAATATTGTAATAAGGAAAGATGATGAAGGACAATTAAAAGTAAAAGATTTAGATTTTACACAAACTGCTTTAACATCAAATTTCGTTGATAGATATACTAAACTTGCAACGAGTAGTTGGGGTACACATTATGCAGGTAGACAGAATAGAAGAAATGCATATGATATACAAAGAAAAGAATTATTTAGAGATTATGAATTAATGGATTCAGACCCAATCATATCATCTGCGTTAGATATTTATTCAGATGAATCAAATGTTAGTAATGTAGAAAATGAAATTTTAAAGATAAAAAGTGATAATCCAAAAGTAACTAAAATATTACATAACTTATTTTATGATATATTAAACATAGAATTTAATCTATGGCCTTGGATTCGTAATATGACAAAATATGGTGATTTCTTTTTACAATTAGATATACTTGATAAATATGGTATTGTTAATGTAAAACCTCTTTCTGTATATGATGTTGAAAGATTAGAAGACCACGACCCTGAACAACCACAATTAGTACAGTATGAACTACAAACAGAAGGTGGTGGCCCAAATACAAATAAACCAGATGTATTAGAAACTTATGAAGTTGCTCACTTCAGAAACTTATCTGATGCTAATTTTTTACCATATGGTAAATCAATGTTAGAAGGTGCTCGTAAAGTATGGAAACAATTGACTCTTATGGAAGATGCAATGATGATTCATAGATTAATGAGGTCTCCTGAAAAAAGAATATTCAAAGTTGATATAGGAAATATACCACCGAGTGAAGTTGATAACTTTATGAATCAAATGATTAATAAAATGAAAAAAACACCAGTTATTGACCAAAAAACAGGAGACTATAATTTAAGATATAATGTAGAATCTATTACAGAAGATTATTATCTACCTGTTCGTGGTGGTGATAGTGGTACAGATATTCAGACTTTAGAAGGATTAAGAAATGAAGGTGCAATTGAAGATATAGAATATCTAAAAGATAAATTATTAGCAGCATTAAAGATACCAAAGGCTTTTCTTGGATATGAAGAGGGTGTTGGTAGTAAAGCTACATTAGCTGCTGAAGATGTTAGATTTGCAAGAACGATTGAAAGATTACAAAAAATTATATGTGCTGAATTAGAGAAGATTGCTATCGTTCATTTATACACACAAGGATTTGAAGATGTAGAATTAATTAATTTTCAATTAGAATTAACCAATCCATCAATGATACATCAACAAGAAAAGTTAGAGTTGTTGAATCAACAAGTTGATATAGCTAATGCTTTAATGGAAAATAAGATTATGTCTCGTGAATGGATATATGATAATGTATTTGATTTAAATGATGGTGATAAGAAAACAGTATTTGAAGGTATTGTTGAAGACCAAAAACAAAATTTCAGATTTACACAGATTGAAGAAGAAGGAAATGACCCTGTAGAGTCTGGAGAAAAAGCAGGTGGAGATGAAGGTGGAGATGAATTTGCTAGACGAGATGGATGGGGTGGAGATAGACGAACTGGTGATGGAGAGCCAGAAAGAGTTGATACTGGATTTGATTCTAAAGATTTAGATGATGCAATTAAATACTCAAGAGACCGTTGGGGTAAACGAGAGTTCAAAGGTAAATCACCTTTGGCTACTTCAAAAGGAAGTACTCTTGTTCAAAGAGAAGGTCTAATGAGTGGATTAAAAAAGAAATTCGGTAAATCAGTTTCAGATAAGAGTATGTTAAATGAAGAAACGATTTTAGATGAGGAAAATGAATAATATATACACAAAAAACTTTAAAAACTTTATATTTATATATGAAATAATGTATATAAAGAATAATACGGAGATAAACGCATGCGTAAGGTAAAACATTCTAAAATCCGTAACACAGGATTATTGTATGAGTTTTTGCTTAGACAAATAACCTCGGAAATTTTAGAAAAAACAAAAAAAGAGAAAGCAATTAAAGTTGTAAAGCTACACTTTAATGAAAACACTAATTTAGGTCGAGAATTAAGTTTATATAATTTATTAATGAATAAAAAATTTAAAGACGATAAAAAAGCAGAATTTTTTGTTAATGAGGTGATTAATGAGAGAAGAAAGATTAATAATTCTACCTTACGCAGAGAAAAATATAATCTTATCAAATCATTAAAAGAAACTTATGATTTGGGTAAATTTTTATCTTCTAAAGTTAAAAATTATAAAACATATGCTTCTATTTATAAATTATTTGAACATAATACAATATCACCAGAAGAAAAAACAGAATCACATTTCAATTTAGTTGAGCATATTACAACTCAAAAAACAGAAATAAAATTATCAGAAACTATAGGTGGTACTCCGTTACCAAAAGATGAAGATTTAAGAATATTGACATATAGAACTTTATTAGAAAAGTTTAACCAAAAATATTCTAAATTAAATATTCCACAGAAATCTTTATTGAGAGCATATATTAATAATGTATCTAATACAAATTCATTAAAAGAGTTTATAGAAAAAGTTACACCAGTACTAAAGAAAGATTTAAAAAAATATACTAAATCAGTAAAAGACAAGGTTGTAAAAATAAAATTAAAAGAAGCAATTAATTCTATTAATAAATTTTGTAATACTGGTAATACAAGAGTAGTAAAAGATTCAGTAGTAGTTCAAACTATGAGATATATGGAATTATTAAAGGAGTTAAAAAAGAGTGGAAACAAAAAAGTCATTTAAATCATTAATATATAAAATGATTGATGAAATCTGTGAAGAAGACGGTTCTTGTCCTGATGAAGAAGAAGAATTAGATGAAATGACTACTACCAATGATGTAGAGGGATATGAAACACCAAATGCATTTTCAGGTAAAAAAAGTAAGAAAAAAAAGAAAAAAATTTCAACAAACAGTACAGGTTATAAATATTTTAAAGAGGATGTCTTTACAGGTTCTTTAAAAAATTTGCTATTTGAAAAAGAAGAAAAAAAGGGTGGTAGACCTAAACGAGAGCGTGGTGAAGTTTGGCAAAGAGAAAGTGGAGCATGGGCTGCAAAGAACAGTAAAGGTAATGTTCAATCTTTTAAAGAAAAAGAAGCAGCTGAGGCATATGCTAAGGGAAGACAAGGTCAACACGGATTTAGGAAAAAGGGTGATGAAAAATCTAAAAACGGTGACGGAGATGACAAACCTAAAAATGGCGACGGAGATGAAAACGGAGATGATAAACCTAAAAATGGTGACGAAGATGACAAACCTAAAAATGGTGATGATAAAAAGAAACCAGAAAAGAAGAAACCAAGTACTATGAAATCTTTATTTGGTAAATCGAAGGGTATGTTCAAAGATTTGAAAAAAGACAAATTTAAAAGTGCTATATCAGATTTAGAATCACAGGTAGCAAAAGATATTGAGAAATAATGAATAAACAAAAATTATTAAACGAAGGATTGGAAAAAAAAGATATTAAGATGATTAAGTCATTAATCAGAGATGTAGTGGCAGATATTTTACGCGACCTTTGGATAAAAAGAGCTATGTGGAAAAAATCCACAAAATAATAGGAGAAAATTATGTATAAATCAGATGGTGGTAAAAAACAGGTTCCAAATAGTTATGGAGCTTTAAGTTCAGGTTCAGTAGCTTATAATTATGCAACTACACCTGCTGCAAGGACTATAGTAGGAAGGCCTGACCATGTTGTAATAAATCCATTAGCGGGAGCAGGAACTTATACATTTTTATATGCAACAACTGCTTCAAATGGTGGAGTTACTATTACAGAATTTGAGACAGATAAAGCACAGACAGGTTCTATTTCAATGACTGACCAGCATGAATCTATAAGGTTAGATATAAATCCAGTAGCTTGGGATTATGGGCATGTAAATACAGCAGGCGTAACAGGTGAAGTAACATTTGTTTACAGTAAACAAGATAAATAAGGGAGATAACAATGAATAAAAAACTTTTAGTAGATTATATACCTTTTGAAGTAACACCAGAACAAATTAATGAATCAATTGGTAAAAATAATGGTAGATTAATTGTTAAAGGTGTATTACAAAGAGTAAATGCTAAGAATCAAAACGGTAGAATATATCCAAGAGAGGTTTTAGTTAAAGAAGCAAAAAAATATGCTCAAACAAATATAGCAGAAAGACGAGCTCTTGGTGAGTTAGACCACCCTGAATCTTCTGTTGTGAACTTAAATAATGCTTCACATAATGTATTAGAAATGCATTGGAAAGGTGATGATTTACTTGGAACTGTTGAAGTTCTATCAACACCTTCAGGAAATATCTTAAAAGAATTATTTAAGAGTGGTATTAAATTAGGTATATCATCTCGTGGACTAGGTTCAGTTGAAGAAATACACGAAGGTAATGAAGAAGATGGAGAAGAAGAAAATCCAACAGTTAAAGTTAAAGATGATTTTGAATTGATTGCATTTGATTTTGTTTCTAACCCATCTACTCACGGTGCATTTATGAGACCATCTTCAATGAATGAAAGTGTAGGTGACAATAAAGTTAAACCAACATCTAAAGTTGAATCTATTATTAATGATATTTTAAGAGGAGAATAATATGGATTATAAAGCTTTAATGGGATATGGTAAAAAAAAGAAAAAAGTAATTAAAGAAGAACCAAAACCTAAAAAAAATAAAATTATTGAATCTGTAAAAGAAGAATTTGGATTAGTAAAAGAAGTTGGTGCTGGATATGATTATCACAAAGTTACTAAACAGATAGAAATGTCATATAAAAAATATTGGGATAATGTTAAGAATTTAGAAAAACTTATGATGAAAAAAGGTCAGCAAAAACAAGCTAAAATAATTCATAAAGAATATTCTAAAAAAGTATTAGGATTCCACAGCTGGCTTCGTGGAATGATAGATAAGTTACTATAATGCCTGCTAAGTCTCAAGCACAACAACGATTTTTTGGTGTTGTAAAAGGCATACAAAAAGGTACTGGTAAAGGTACTGGTAAAGCTAAAAAAGCGGCTAAAGATATGAGTCCAGAAGATGTTGATGATTTTGCATCTACAAAACATAAGGGATTACCGAAAAGGGTAAAAAAAGAAACAAAAGTTAGAACTTTAATAAGAAAATTAGTTCGTGAAATAATGTCAGAAATTAGGAGAAAATAAAATGAAATTAACTAAATCTTTACTAAAAAAGATGATTAAAGAGGAACTTTTAAAAGAAGGTTTCACAGATGATGTAAAAGCTTTTCAACAAGAAGTAGGACAAGCAGAAGCGGGTTGGAAAGAAAAATATTCTCAATTACAAGAGAGAGAAAACTCAATGAAATCAGTAAATCGTGTTCATAGAAGTTTGAAAGCTGTTGTTGAAGGATTTAAAAAAATGCCAATGGAAGAAACATTAAATATGGTTGGAAAAGGTAATTCTAAAAAATTCCAAAATGCAATTAGTGTTCTTGAAGGCATATTAGAAAATACTGGTGGTTGGATAAAAGAGAATAACTAATGACACCGAAACAGCGACAGCTATTAAAAGAAATGGTTAGAAAAGAAATCTTAAAAAAGATTGATAAACCTATTAAACTACAAGACCTAATTTCAGAAAATTATAAAAATTGGGAAATAGGTAAAGTTATGACTATGAAAGATAATCCTCCTTTTAAAACACCTAAACAGATAGAAGAAGAAAAACTTTCAGAAGCTAAAGGTAAATGGGCAGTTATTAATGCGAATGATGTCTTGAATATCTTTCCAGAAAAAGTTGTTGATTCCCAAAAAGAAGCTGAAAAGATTGCTAAACAAATGAAACAAAAAGATAGATATGGTAAGTATCAAGCTGTTTCTGTTAAAAAATGGAATCAAGCAGGTAAAGGTAAAAAAATTAAAGAAGGAAAACTTAAAGAAGTAAAAGGTGTAGGTAAAGTTCTTAATATGGCAAAAAATCAAAGTTTTGGAAAATTAGCCGGTAAAACTGTAGATGCTATGAGTGCTGGTTTATTCAAACAAGTGTATGATAAATCTGACGATAAATCAAAAGAAAAAATAAACAAAATGAACGAAAAACAATTATATGTTTTTATGACTAAATTGTGGAGTAAATTCGGCAAACAAGTGAGAATATAATGAAAAAATTAAAACAATTATTAAAAGAGTCGTATGTATGGGAACGAAAGTTTGGTGAATCGCTTCCAACTCTTGAAGATACAACAAGAAAACATCAAGAAAATCTTAAGGAAGCAGATTTAAGTAAAGTAAAAATTCCAGCACAAGTTAATAGGTGGTTAGATAGATTTATCGAATCTATGAAAGATGAAAAATTAACCAGATTAAAAAGGTCAGCGATATTATTTAAGGTAATTGATGCAGCAGGTATGACACCAAAAACACTTATGCAAGATATACAAAAAATTAAAAGAGGATTAGATAAAAAATAATGATTAATATGAAAGCATTAATTGACCAACAATCTAATTTGATTCGTAAAGAATCTGGTATGAAACTTGTGGAAGGTAAAAAAAACGAATATGCTTCTATTTATGATATGAAAAAAGAAATGAAAGAAGGGAAGTTTGACCCAAAGAATCCAACAATTAATGTTCACGGACTTGGGGTATATAATTTAAAATTATTAGAAAAGGTGATTAAGAGAGATTTAGGAAAAGCTTTAAATGATTTGGGGAGTGATAGAGGAGCTAAGAATTTAATTTATCATTTGTATAAAAAACATTCACCATTGGGTTCTAAAATAAAAGGACTACAAGAAGTATATGAACAGATGAACACACCTCAATATAAAAGAGCTGTGACAATGTATAAACGAAAAAGATAATGGCCATAAATAGGAATAATAAGACTAGGATACACCCGAAAAATAGTAGACCTAATCGTAATATTAGGAGGGCTGAAGAAGGTAGAGTAAGTTATTCAATTCCTATTAGAGATAATATATCACCAGATTTATCTAATCATATTAATACAATGGTTAATACAGCATTTCATCATGGTATGTCGATGAGAGCTAAAGAAGAATTAAGAAATGAATTAGCTGTAACTATACCAGATTATATTAGATGGTCATATCAGTTTTTTGAAAGACAAGATAGTGTAGGACAGAGTGCTACAAGTACAAAAAGAGATATGGGTCTACAAGCTTATCTTATTGACACTAATAGGTCTACAAGAGGTTGTAGTTATTGTAGTGGGTTTTTGGGAAATTGTAGTGAACCATTTGGTGGATGGTGTATAGATTTAACAGGTGATTTTAATTATGGTTCAGGTAGTAATTGGTATAAAATTTACGGGATAAAAGAAGTGAAAATAACAATATATTTTAGATTTGGATTTTAATATGAGTGAAATAGGAAGAATACACCCAAAAAATATAAGAAATAAAAATAATAGGTTAAAACCTGTTATGACTTATACTGTAACTGGTACACCGGGTGAAATAACAAATCAACTTTTAAGTATACCAGGAACAGCAAGAGCTCTACAGGAATTAGGTATGGTCCCATCTGATTTAGCAAACAATGTATTTGGTGTTATTGATGCTATGGATAAGGGGGAATCATATAGATTTCCTAGTTGTTCTTCAGGTCAAGGTTTTTGTAATGGAAGTGGTTTATGTACAGGACCTGCATGTTTTAAAGATTGTAATAAATATGCTCCAGGTATGGAGACAGGTCCTGGATTTAATTGGGGTGGAGGTGGTTCCTTCGGTGGCCCTGGTAATGATTGGTACGACTATGAATGGAATGTTGGAGTTTATCAAGGTGGTACAGCGGGTATGGGTACAACATGGACTTGTAGTATAGGTATAAGTTATTAAATTAGGAGAAAAGAAATGAGTAAAGAGACAGGTAATATACACCCTAAAAATAGAGGAAGAAAAACAGGTAGACACAGTAGTGTCGGTAGAACTGGTGGAAGAACAATAAGAACAAGAGACCCAAGAACTCCACATGGTGCACAACATCAATGGGGTACTCCTATGGATGGTCCTGCTGGAACATTTAATTGGGGATGGATGTGGGGTCAGCCAATGTCTACAGGTAATTGGCAATGTACAGGTTGGGTTCCAACATCTTGTGATTGTACTTGTATTTGGTCACAAAATCTTATGACAATGCCAAATGGAGAAATATGTTCACCAAATGAAGGTCCTGGTCCTAATATCGACTATACTTGTTATAGTCAATGGATAGGTGGCGAAACAGCAATGATATGCACCCATACCAGACACGATGTTAGTAACAATAGTTGTTTTAATGATAGTGATTGTCAATCAGAGTGTGTGGGATATTGTTCAAGTCAAATTTCAGGAACTTGTAATTATCAAGGAACAATGCCATATGGTGGACACTAAATGAAAATATCTGAATCACATATAAGAGTAGTGATTAGAGAAATTCTTGAAGAAGCTAAAAAAAGAGATTATAAGGCTGAATACAAGAAATATGGTTCATCAAAGAAAGCTAAAAAATACAGAGCTGAATTAAATAAGTATAATAGAGATAAAGGTACTTATGGTAATGGTGATAAGAAAGACGCATCACATAAAGGTGGAAAGATTGTGGGATTTGAAGAACAATCAAAGAATAGAGGAAGAAGAGAAAAGAGTAGATTGAAAAAAAAGAAAGTAAATGAAGTAGTGAGTAAACTTAATGAAAAAATGTCAAAATCTCAAATTAAGAAGATGAGAAAAGATTTTGATAGAACTGGTAAGTTACCTCCACATTTACAGAAATTAGCTGACTTAATGAAAAAGAACACAAAGGTGAAAGATATTGTTGTTCCTGGTTTAGAATGGATGGCTGATATTAAAGAAGATTTTGGTTCACCAGTTAAACAATTACCTTCATTTTCTTCAAAAGAAGCAAAAAAAGTTGTTGATGACGGTTTAAAAGATTGGGCTAAAGTTTTAAGAAAAGCTCAACACAAAGTAATAAAAGATTGGTTGTCAAAAGCTAAAAGTGGTGCACTTGATTATTTTGATTTAGTAAGAGGAATACAGACTGGTGATGCAAGTAGAGCACATCCAAATGAAACAAAATTTTTACATAGTTTATTAAATAAAAATAAGATAATGAATAGATTTAAAAGTTATTATGGTGGTAAAAAGGGAATTAAAAGAGGAAAATAAATGGCAAACAATATTACAAATAAACATATAGTAGAACGACTTGAATGCATTGAAAATAAAATGCCAAATGGTGAACTTAAAGAAATGCATGAAAATATTAAAGAAATTAAAGAAATTCTTTTAGACCCTGAAGATGGTATTATTGTTCGTGTGAATAAAAACACTTACTGGAGAAGAGAATTAGATGCTGATGAGTTTAAAGCATTATTAAGATGGAAACAATCAGTAACACATGCTATGTGGGTTGTATATTCAGCTGTACTAGGAATTTTAGTGAAATTAATATTTTTTTAATATTTATATACATATAGGAGATTAATTATGTCAGGTTTAAGTGGATTAAAAAGTATATATGGTACTATAGATAGTTCTTATAAAGTTGGAGATAAAAATAAGACATCTAATATTAAGATATCTCCATCTAAAAGTGGAGTATACAATAACAGTAGTGATAAAAGTATACCAAAATCTATAGCAGGTAAATATAATACTTTGAGTACTACAGAAACAATAGTAAGTAAAACTGGATTAAATAATACTATTAGTAATATTAATCCTGTATCAGCAATGACTGGTACTAAAAATAATTCTAGCAATACTAATGTAGTTATAGCATCTGCTGGAACAAATAATTTATCAAGTAATACAAAAATTTTTAATGATACAATTGGAAGTAATAATTTATCAAGTCCTATAAGCGGCATTAAACGCATGGGTAGTGGACTTGCATCAAAAACAAGTTAGGAGACAAAAATGGCTAAATTAAAATCACTTTTAGAGGATGTTCTAAAAGAATCAAGTAGAGGTAAAAAGCACGAAGTTATTGAGAGTGTAAGAGGTTATGGTGGTTTAGGTAATGGATTGTACAAAAATAATGTACTTGAAATTGCAAATAAATTATCTGAAATAGCAGAAGCTGCTCATTCTCATATTATTGGTGAGAATGACGAGTGGTTTGATAAAATAACTGTTAATAAAAATATGAAATCACTTAAAGCAGGTGTAGTAGAATTTAAAAAAGCTGCTCTTGAATCACACAAATTAAATCAAAGAATGACTGCTTTATATGAAGATATAGGTGGTGTTCTTAATCGTTATTACGATATTGATGAAGGTTTAATTGAAGGTGATAAAGGTGATATGGATGGTGACGGTAAAGACGAACCAGATGATGAAGAATATATGGATAATAAAGATAAAGCTATCAAAAAAGCAATGGGTGAAACATATAGTAATGTGATGAAAAAACCAACTAAAAGATTAAGAGATATTAATAGTGTAGTTGGTGTTAGTGCAGTAGGTAGAGTTAGTAAAAAAAGGTAGTTTATGCCAGGTGATTTTGTTCATCATTTAGTACACCTAGGATTATATAGTTTTGTTCTTTGGCAAATAATATTGGGTGTTTGGTTAATCTTAAAATGGATTAATAAAAATTGGAAGATTAAAAAAACATTTTCTGTTATGTCTCCAACAGAAAATAAACAACCAATTATTAATATAGATGGTTCTTCAATTAGTGAAGGAATAACAAAGACTAAAAAGAATATGGGTCCAATTGATGTAGATGTACAAAAGAACATAGTAGTAGGTGATGTTGATAAATCAGATTTGAGTAAATCAACTGATGTAACAAAGGGTAAAGTAAAAACTCAAAAAGACAAGTTAAAAGCATTAAGAAAATGAAAATAAGTAAAGAAGATATATTAGAAATTATAAAAGAAGAAATTCAAAAAATTAATGAAGGTCCAAGAGATTTTATACATCATAGTCAAGCTAAAGCTTTACAAGTACCTAAAAAAGATATAAAGAAGGCACAAAAACTACTTAAAAAGTTTAAATGGGAAGTTGAATTTGATACCAAACCTGTAAGAGTACCAGGACATATAAAGGTAACAACGACAAAAAAAGTATATAATAAAGTAATAGAATTGTTAGTAAAAAATAAAATAAAAGTAAGAGGTTAATATTATGGCTAAGGGTTTAGATTGTGGAACATCGTTTTATATAGCAGCCACAGAAAAAAGTATAAAGAAACAAAGAAATGCGTTTTTAACAGTTGACGGTGAAGCCGCTCAAGTAAAACGAATGTTAAAAAGACAGAGAATACCATTTGTTGAAAAACAAGGTAAAGTTCATATTGTTGGACAGCATGCATTTAATTATGCTCAAATATTTAATACAACTGAATTAAAAAGACCAATGAAAAGTGGTCTTCTTAATCCACAAGAGAGAGATGCATTACCAGTATTAAATGCAATTGTTGGTGAATTGTTAGGGAAAGCTAAAAACAATGAAGTATGTGTTTATTGTGTACCTTCAAAACCAATTGACCAAGAAAGAGAAGTTTCTTATCACGAAGATGTGTTAAAAACTATTATTGATGGCTATGGATATGATGTTAAAGTTATTGAAGAAGCAGTTGCTATTGGTTATGAAGGATTAGTAGATAATAATTTAACAGGTATCGCTATATCTATGGGAGCTGGAATGTGTAATATAGCTGTTATGTATGCTGGAATGTCAGCATTATCATTTTCAGTTGCTAGAGGTGGTGATTGGATTGACCAGAATTGTGCAAATGATTGTGGTGTATCAGTATCTAAAGTGACGGCAGTTAAAGAAAATTCAAATCAGTTAGATTTAACAAAGAGTAAAATACAAGATATTTATGATGAAGGTACTACAGAACAAAATATAGTTAATGCGATTCGTTCTTATTATGGTGCTCTTATCAATTACTTATTAACAAATTTAAAACATCAATTTGAGAATACAGATAATATGCCAAACTTTCCAGATGAAATACCAATTGTAATTGGTGGTGGGACATCATTAGTTAAAGGATTTTTAGATGTATTCCACGAACAATTTGATGTTGAAAAGTTTCCAATACCAGTTAGTGATATAGTATTAATTGAAGATGCTCACACAGCAGTCGCTAGAGGTTGTTTAAGTGAAGCACAACTTGTTGAGGAGGAAAAGGGTGAAGAGAACGACAGTTAAAGAAATAAAAACTTGGATGAAAACTCTTGAAGAGAACAGATATAAAAAAACTTATAATTCTGATTGTCGTAGAGTTGCTTGGTTTGTAAATAATAATCTTTCAGAAGATTATGAGTCTATGCCAATATCAATGAGAAAGAAATGGAGTAAAGCATCATATGGTAGAGAAAGATTTTTAGCTAAAGAATTTCTTAAACATAAAAGAGCAGAACAAAAATTAAGAGAATCAGTTAGAAAAATAATTAAACAAATAAGAGGTTAATATGAGAAAAAGACGCAACTTTAGGAAAAAACCTAAAGATACTGCAAGAGGGTTATCAGTAACAGTTTATAATAATAATGTAGAAGGTGCATTAAAAATACTTAAAAGAAAAATAAAAGAAAGTAATTTAATGTTAGATTTAAAGAAAAAAGCATATTACGAAAAACCTTCGAAGATTAAAAGAGAAAAAAAGAATTTACAAAGATTAAGATATAAATATAAAACTGAAAAAAATCAAAATTAATTGATGTTTTTTCTATAAAACATATATTTATATACATACAAAACACTAATACACCGTCCTACCTATACGGTGTCTAAATATCAGCTTAACGATATTATAGTTCCCAATAACTATATTCCAAAATAATATAAAATTATGGAGAAAACAAATGAGTGATATTTTAAAAGAAGCTATCGCGGATGCAAAAGCAGTTCGTGAAACAGCTTTACAAAATGCGAAAATGGCATTAGAAGAAGCATTCACTCCACAACTAAAATCTATGTTATCTGCTAAACTTAAAGAAGAAGATATGGAAGACGAAGAAGATATAGCTATGGATGACGAGATGGGTGATGAAGAAGAAGTTCCTGCTGAAGAAGCTGACTACTCTGAAGGTGACTACATGGAAGATGAAGAAGAAATGGGTGACGAAGAAGAGATGGGTGGTGATGAAGGTGGTGACATTGACGGTGTAGATATTAATATCGACGCTGACGGTGGTGACGAAGAAATGGGTGATGAGGAAGAGATGGAAGAAGAAGGTCTCGAACTTGAAGACATTATTCGTGAACTTGAAGCTGAATTATCTGAAGATGGAGAAGAAGGAATGCATGAAGAGGATGCAGTAGATGAGACTATTGAAATAAATGGTGTTAGATATGCTCCTATTCAAGAAGGTGAAGAAGAAGAAACAGAAACCGTAGATGAAATACAGAAAAAAGGTCGTCCTGGATACCTTAAAAAAGGCGAAGCTGACCCTGATACTGCTGCATCTGATGGTACATCTGTGAATGAGTCTAAAGAAGATACTGAATATGAAATCGACAATACTTTATTTGAAGAAGATGATGATGAAGATAAAGAAGATGAAGTTGATGAAGGTAAAACACCTGCAGTAAGTTCTAAAATTGGTAGCAGTGATAATGCTAAACCTGATGATAATCACGGCCCTACACAGGACCCAGGTAAAGGTAAAATTACTGAAGTACAAGCTGAACTTGCTGAATATAAAGAAGCAGTTTCTTTCTTGAAAGACAAACTTCACGAAGTGAACATTCTAAATGCTAAACTTTTATTCACAAATAAATTGTTTAAAGAATATGCTCTTGATAACAATCAAAAACTTAAAGTTGTTGAAACTTTTGACAGAGCACAATCTACAAGAGAGATTAAACTTGTTTATTCTACACTTGCAGAACAATTTAGTGATAACAGTAATATAATTAACAGAAAATCAATAACAGAATCAGCTAGTGCTAAATCTGGTTCAACTAAACCTTCTAAAGGTTCACGAAAAGTGATATCTGAAGAAACTAAAGTTGCTAACAGATTTAAAAAATTAGCTGGTATTATATAATTGGAGAATTATAATGTCAGACTATGTAAATAAAGCGTTATTAGACGCGTCTCCTTATAAAAAACAGAAAGAAGAAGCTAAAGCTCTCGTTGAAAAATGGGATAAAACGGGTCTTCTTGAAGGTTTGAATGAGGATTTTAATAAAAGTGGCATGGCAGTTCTTCTTGAAAACCAAGCAAGACAGTTGATTAACGAGTTTAATACAACAAGTCCTAATGGTGTTACTACAAGTAACCAAGAAGAATGGTCAGGAGTAGCTTTACCACTTGTACGAAGAATATTTTCTTCTATAGCTGCTCAAGATTTTGTTAGTGTTCAACCAATGAACTTACCGTCAGGTCTTGTATTTTATCTTGACTTTAAGTATGGTACAACACAAAACGGATTCACAAAAGGTAAATCTGTATTCGGTGATACAGGTCCATTAACAACATCAGGCTCTACAGCACCTTACGGTGTAGGTGGTTTCTATGGTGATAACGACAAAAATGGTAATGTTCCAGCATGGGATTATACTATTAGTCAATCATCTGTACAACCTACAGAAGGTAATTGGAGTTTTGAACAAATCGTGGCTAGTGACCACACAGTATCAGGAGCTGGTGCTTTTGATTATGATGCTGAATTATCTGCATCAGTGCTAGCAGCAAAAGGTGCAGGAACTTGGTTTAGAGTTCATCTACCAATTGGTGACTTACCAAATGCTGATTTTAAAGCAATGAGAACATTCACTATACAGGCTTCAGGTTCATCTGGTGGTTCACAAGGAACTATCGGTTCAGCTGTTTCAGCTTCTGTGCCTCAATTGACAAAAATGTCAGCTGATGGTGGATATATTTCATTCGTTGTTAATATCGATAGTGAAGATGCATTAGAAAATGCATCTAACTTTAATGTAATCTATTCAAAACAACCTACTGCAGAAAACAGAGGTGACTTTGAAGATAGATTAGGTCATTCTGATGATGGTTTAGACTTAAGCATACCTCAAGTTGACTTACAACTTAATAGTTTATCTATTGTTGCTAAAACAAGAAAACTAAAAGCTGTATGGACACCTGAACTAGCTCAAGACTTGAACGCTTATCATTCAGTTGATGCTGAAGCAGAATTAACATCAATGTTATCTGAATATATTTCAATGGAAATCGATTTAGAAATACTTGATATGTTAATTGGTGATGCTGTAACAACTGATTATTGGTCAGCAAGACCAGGTAATGACTTCAACTCAGCAACTAATGCATTTGAAAATACTACTTTCACAGGTACAAGATTCGAATGGTGGCAAACACTTGTCGGTAAAGTACAAAAAGTATCTAACGAGATTCATAGATTGACTCTTCGTGGTGGTGCTAACTTTGTAGTTTGTGGACCGAAGATTGCTACAGTATTAGAATCTCTACCAGGCTATATGGCTGATACAGATGGTAATAAGATGGATTTTGCAATGGGTGTACAAAAAATTGGTGGTCTACAAAATAGATTCCAAGTTTATAAAAACCCATATATGGCTGAAAACACAATGTTAGTTGGTTTCAGAGGAGGAAACTTCCTTGAAACTGGTGCT